AGTTCATGTGCCTTCAGAGAGATCATCTCCATGGCATTCTTGCTGAGCGTCGGAGCAGCAGTTTCCTTACCACGGTAGACTCGGAATCCACCAGTCACCGAAGTGCTGTGGTCTTTGTCGACTCGGGCAGGAATGTCGACCGTTGGAGCAGTCATCGGGATACGAGTCATCTTGCTCGTAAGCTGGTCAGCTTCTGGCTCAAGCTGCATGACTGTGTTAATGAAGCCACGAGGTACAGTGATACCTGATGCTTCCCAGTTGGCCTTGCTGAATTCGTCAGAGCCTACGGCGTCCATCACAGCAGCTTTCAACCGTGGGTCGATTGCTTCCGGATTGCGAGACTTGTAGGCGTTGACAACAGCACCCAAGTATTCCTGCTGGTTCTTGAAGCCGAACTTCTCTTTGTCGTCTTCCCATGCTGGGCGAGTGTGGACGCCCTTGGAGAAGTCAAAGGTCAGCCCACTTGTCGCATTGGCAATACGAGACGTGGCGAGCAGTGCAGCCTTACGCTCAGCGAGACCGACAGGTGTCTTACCCAATGCGTTCTGAACCGCTTCAATGCGATCCACAGCATCTGAGTAAGCCTGAGCGTCTTCAGATGAGAGCTTATCGCCCTTGGCATCGAAGACTTCGGTGACAGTAATGAGACGAGTTCGTTCGTCCTGAAGCTGGTTGACGGTCATCTTCGTGATGTCGTCGTGTTTAGCAGGCGTATCGTTGAAGACGAGTACGCGATTAGCGATGGCAGAAGCCATGACAAAACCTCCTAGATTGTGATGTGGCATCTGGCTTCTGCTTATGTGCGTTGCTGTGGGCATAGCCTTTGACACGGTAAGAATAACAGCATGACGGAAACCCGTCAACTACTTAATTGCAAAATTCTTTCGAAGATTCAAAGCTCTAATTCTAAGAGCATTTACGTCTACTACGTTTTGTGCAATAGATATGTCTGCTCGGTTCTTAACTGTGTCCGGGATGTGCAGACAGTTAAGGATGGCAGTATCAGGCTTAGCGTTTCGAACAGAGTGGAACAGGCCGTTTGTAACAGCTTCTGAAGCAGACATGTAGGTCTCAGCTTCCATAAGGGTCTTCACCTGAGCCTCGTTCATAGAAGTTCTGGTAGTGAAGATATCTACGATGCTGTTGCGGTGAGACTCCCAGCGGTTCTGTACGTTCTGGATATCATTGAGTGAGTCGATCTTAGCGTACAGATACGGGTTGTGCATCATGAACAGACCACCATTGCATATCTGTCGCTCTGAGCCAGCAAGTGCCAGCCAGCCAGCAGAACTGAATGCGTATCCGTCGACGATGGTTGTAACCTTACCGGGATGCTCCAGCAAGCGGTTGTACATTGCCAGAGCAGCACCAACCTCACCACCTGAAGAGTTGATGCGGACGTTGAAGTCGCGTGGTGCGTCCTTCAGGAAGTCTGTAACATCGGCAGGTGTAGCGAAGTTGAATGTCTCACCATCGTATGTCTTTTGAGGCATGATGATGTCATAGATCAGCAGTTCGTCAGCCTTGTTGAAGGTGACCTTGCACTCCAGTGTTTCACCAGAAGGCAACTGCTTACGATTCAATACAAGTGACTTCATTGTCAATTCCTTCTGGTGATTTCTGGTTGGATACCCAATCTGCGACGACGTTGTCCAGAGTTGATGGACCAATGGTGATCATGTCCTTCCAAGGTGCTAGCTGGTCCATCAGCATTCCGTGGAACTTATCGTTGTAGAACTCAGCCTTGGCAGCATCGAAGTCATCAGGACGGGACTGCTTCTTCTGATCGAGGACACGAGTCTCGTACTGCTTCAAGCCGTTGATGACGTTGAGAAATGCTGACTTGACTCTCTCTTCAGCATTTCGGATACGCTTGTCGATGTTGTCACCAGAAGGAGACTTGTCCATCTTACCTCCTGATGGAGCTTTGGCTGCTTCAGCTTTCTCCGTGACTGCTGCATGTTCTTCGGCAGAAACCATACCTTCGTTAGTCTTCTTGGTGGTTTCAATCTGAGCTTCAGCCATGTCGTTGGCCAGATCAGCACCCTCTTCCAAGTGCAGGGAATGCTGGACGGTCATCAGGTTGACAGGAACGTAACGCAGGGAACTGGACTCGTCGTTAGGGTCAATGTGCATACCGAGCAGACCAGCACCATAAGTCCTGTCGATGAAGCCGATCTCGAACAAGTTTCTGAGAGCGGTAGTAAACTTGTCGATGACGTTGCGGTACAGGTACAGTAACTCAAACTCGAAGCAGTACAGCATCTGAGACGGCAGAGGGATAAGCTCTGACTTGAACTGACCTGCAATACGTGAGAGTAATGGGCCGATACCAGTCTGGACGAACAAGGCTACTGCCTGCGACAGATCAGCATCACCAGCTTTGGTTCCCATGTAACTGTGGAGCAGAGCAGGGGGGATGTTCAGCCCACGAGCTACATCTTCCACGCTGAACGCACGAGTCTCGATGAACTGGAGATGCTGGAATGGGATACCCATGTGAACAGGCTTGAGTCCCTGTTCGAGGATACGGGTACGGAAGATGTCCTCCAGTGGTGCGTTGGGGTCGTCTGTGAAGTTGGCTTCGAGACGCTTGAGGACTTCAGGAGCCAGTCGGTTCTCTGTCGTCAGGAACATCTGCGTAGCGATACCACGGCTGTAGAACTTCCAGCCGAACTCCTCAGACGCACGGTAGAGGTCCAGAGACACCTCAGAACACTCTACGAAGCCGATAGCACGGTGGTATTCCGTATCGAGGACTTTACCCTTGAAGTGGGCGATGTCGCTCTTAGGCAGCAGCAGAGGCTCTGTACGGATGTCGCGAGAGGATACTCCTGTGTCGATGCGGTACAGGAGTTCGCCCTGAACAGCTTTGCGACCTGTAGAGAGTTGCTCCTGACCAGAAGCACGAGAGATGTTTCCTCGGGTAATTCTGGAAGGGTGAATGTAGTACAGGCGGGATGTGCGGCCTTGTTGGTCACGTTCTCGGTAGAAGTAACAGTTACCGTCCATCAGAACATCGTAGACGATTGTCAGGAGACCGTCGTCGGAGGATAGTTCTGGATGGAAGTAATGAGAGAAGATACGGGACGCTGGGTTGTCCGTTGTTGGTACGACTTTGGTCTTGGCCTGTGAGCCAGCTTCCAGTGCGTACATGCGACGTGGGATAGAGCCGATCATACCAGTGTAAATGTCGATGGCACACTTAACGGCAGATAGCTTCAGAGCAGCAGTCGTGTTGTTGGTATACTGTTTCTCGTGGTTCAGCACACCAAACAGGTTCTTCCACGATAGCGTACCCGTGGTATTGAGCACGATGTCGATGAGGTTGCCGACAGCGGTCTTGGAGATAGTATCTTTTGGTTTGCGAGAAAACCAGCCCATGTGATGTCCTATTTCAAACCACGGATTTCTGTGATGGTTTCAACTTCAGGGTACATCCATGCTCCCATGGCCATTAACCCCGCTACGATACCGTCGATCTTGTTGGTAGACTTCGATCTGTCCGGTCTGCGTTGTCCATCTCTGGACTGTACGATAACTACGTTTCCGATCATCCAATCAAGGACAGGGTGTCCGCCATGCTGGAATTGGTGGTCGATAGCCAACGCTTCCATTCGACGGCAAGGCTCATTCATTCCGGCAAAGGACTGGGGGTAAGCTCTAGCTGGAAATCCGTATTGCTTGAGGGTGGTGTAAATATGATGTGATCCCCAGCGGTCGAAGCATATCTCTCGACAACCGGAGAAATGGGACAGGATACCTTTGTTGTTTCCATCCCCGAGCATGGCAGTAATGATTGCGTTCTCATCGACTGTATCCAAAGGGGATGTTGCATTGATGACACCTGATTCCCACCATTGACTGTAGGGTAGATTCTGCTCCTGTGATCGCTGGTAGATGGAGGTTGCAGGACACCAGCCCCAATGTAGCATAACACCGTACTTAGGAAACCACAAGTTCAGTGATGCAATATCGTTCACCGAAGCGTTGTCGAATCCAGCGTAGCATTCTTCTTCCTGCAGGAACTCAACTTGACGAATGAACCACGACCAGTACAACTGATAGCGACCAATGTACACGTCGACCGAAGTTGCCGTAGTAAATTTCTGGTCGTTAGCAATGTTGCACCAGTATGGGTGCTTGGACATCCATTCTTTGATAGCAACGATTGAGAGTAATGGGGTTTCAGGACTAGCGTTTCCGTTGGCCCAGATGTGGGATGGAATCCAAGCTGTTTCTGTTTTGGTACGGACGTTAAGGTGGAGACGAAGGAATCGGTTAAGTTCTACAGGGTTGTCTTGAGCATTGCGAACCAGACGTTCGAAGTAATCTTTGCGGATTGACTTACCGTAGTTAGGGTTGGCTTTCTTCCACACCTTTTCTGAACGAAAGTCATCAGAGAGATCAGCTTCGTAGATCACTGGCAGGAAGGTTGGTTCCCACTGTTTGTCACTGGCGATGTTCTTGGCTTTGTCGTATAGGCTATTGCAGACTGAGGGGCGATCGTAGTCAGCGGTGGTCGTGTAAAGTACAAGGGGTTGAGTACGGGCAGCAGTTCCTGTGAGCATAACGTCAATAAGCTCGCTATTGGGATGAGCGTGGACTTCATCGACGTACACGAAGTTGGGGGACAATCCGTGCTTGGTATCTGCAATAGACGATAGGACTTTATAGATGGCACCATCGGTATGCTCAAAGGATCTTGTGGACCTGAAGACTCGCTTCTCTCGTAGTCTGGAGATTAGCTTGGGGTTGTTCTCAATCATGTACTGACAATGGCGGAAGTTATTGGAGGCTTGCTCCACATCAGCCGCACAGCAATAATTC